AAGACCTCTGATAAGTTCTCCGCCTACCTACGCAACGAGTCGGCAATTAAATCAGACAAGCTCGAGGATGTACAAGCATTCTTGAAGCGTGAGGTTACCCCGGGTGCAGCGGCTAAGGGCCAGCCGTCCCGCCTCATTTTCCCTGTCGAGCACGAGACGCTGATTCGCACCATGCGTTTCATCGGGCCGATGAAGGATTACGAACTCAACAACATGCGGCGTGGTGTTGGGTTCTCCTGTGTCGGGTTAACACCCACCGAGACAGGTGAGCGGGTCCAGGCGTTCGCGCGTGGCGTCTCAAGTATTGACCAAACTGATTTCTCAAAGATGGATGGCACCCATTCGGAGTTCACGAACAGTAATTATCTGTACGTGTACCGGTGCGCATTTGAGAAGCGGCATCACAAGGACATACGTGAGGCGTTCGCACGTAACTACAACCGCAAGGTTGCGTTACCGCGGACGGAGCTCGGGCGGCCAAAACGCAAGAAGTTCAATTCAGAGCAGATGAACATGAGCGGGAAAGGCGACACCACCAACCAGAACCACTGGCCCAACGGCTTCGTGGACTACTGCGCGTTGCGCAATGGTGGTGTCGCACCTGCTGAAGCTTATAAGCGCATCGGTCCGAAATTCGGTGACGATGGTCTTGGCGATGGTGCCTTTGACCGTGTCACAGTAGCGAAGGCCCTTGGCTTTACGGTGACGTCGGACGTCGTCCCATCAACCTCACCGGTTAGCTTCCTGTCGCGCATATTTCCAGTCCCGCGCGACTCACCCATGTCCATCGTTGAACCATTGCGCGCACTCTCCAAGATTCCTGTGAGTACTACAACTAAGGGTAAAGCGTTTTTGACGACTGATCTCGCGAATCGGGTCGCTGGCTATTTAGCCAGTGACCATGAGACGCCACTTGTCGCCGACTATTGCAACGCCCTTACACGGATCTATGGACTGCGACCTGATTTGGCCAACATTGATCGGGATATGGCTTACCGCATTGAATCCGGTGCCTATCCATACGACGCACAATTCGAAGGGGAATGTGTTGTCGTGATCGCACAGCGTTTGGGAGTGACCGCAACCGAAGTCTACCTCGCAATCAAGGAGCTTCGGGCTGCCAAACGCAAAGAAGACCTGGGTAAGATACGCCTCGTAGAGGCCACCAGGCTCGCTACTGGTCTGCTCGCTGTGGGCGAGCCGGACCAGTGCGACCCCTAGTCGTGATTGTGGCAGGCAACCCGTTTGGTGGTTGGTTGGCC